CACTTTCCCAATGCGGGATGCTGACGCTATAGCCTAATTGAATAGCCCTCTCACAGGAATCGAATCCTGTTTTATCACGGTCGGGAACGAAAATGATTTGTCTGTTAAGTTGTGCTAGTAGTTCTGCTTGGTCATCGTTAATCGTATTATGAGTTAACGCACAAGCACCTAGACTCAATGCATCAAAGATGCCTTCGACTAGTATGCAAACACTTTGATTGGGTTGTTGAAAATCATAACCAAATACATAACCAGGTTGTTGTTCGTTGATATATTTCGGAATCTTATTATCTAAGAACCTACTTGTGTGACCAACAATCTTGTTCTTATATGTATAGGGAATGATGATGCGATTTCCCATGCGACTTGATTCGTTGGGAGTGACCATGAAAGGATATTCACTACTACTTATACCCCTCGATTGCAGATAGTCTACGTATTTTTTGTGTAATATGTTATTTTGGTCAAGTAACTCTGCATCTTCGGGTAGCTTGTGTTCATCAAACTTTATCTTAGTTTTCTTTTTAGGCTGTGTAAAGTCTAGTATGTCTTTTTGTTGTAGACTTTCTAAACTCCACTTGCTAATTTGTGTCTCATCCACCCCGCACCAAATCAATAATTGTCTAGTGTTCTTTGTTAAACTTTTGCCTAAACTGAATCCGCATTTGAATCCGCAATTAAAACAATGATATGACCAGTTTGTTTGCCCATCAAACTTCACACCGCCTCTACTTCTGGCATCGGTCTTATGCCCACGATGATGACAGCACACAGCATTAAAGCTTTGCCAGCCACCTTGAGTGAGTTTTTTCTTACCGGGAATTATTGATAGGATATCAAACATTTAGATAGTATAACACAATTGTGTCATACAATCAATACTTATCTTGCCAATATATTGGTTACTACGCCCGCATTACTTACAAAGCCTACACGTATGAATGGGTGGAACCCTGTGATGTTATAATGGAACGTGTCTGTTATTTCATTATAATTATATATTGTACTGATTGGATACCAATCTGTGTTGCCAATAGTAGAACCTTCAATCAATACATTACCATAGAAGTCAGTGTATGTAGCTTGCAAGGTTAATGTAGGATTATCGCTTGTGGTATATACACTAGTATAGTATGCAACTGAGTTAGAATCAGGTACATATTCTCCATCAGGTGAATACCAATCAGGATTAGGATATGCCTGACCAGTAGGAATAGTTATTTCATTACTAGGAACAAAGCTAGGTAAGATACTGTTAACGATATTCATATCGCCACGTCCACCTGCATTTTGGTCTACGAATACAGGATAGTCAAACGTACCAACAGGAATCTCTAATGTATAATAGCATTTTTGTGCTTCAATTTCTTCTAGCTCGCCTGGGTTTAACATCAATGCGGCAATACCTGTCGCACCTAATTGAATAGTAAGTGCTTTTCTAATAAGGACCGTAGTTCCCGTAGCATTTAATATTCTACAAGAGATTTCTTTTCCTGTGATATTGACGGGTTTCTGCTCTTGGTTTAAGAACTGAAATTGAATTTGGTTGTCTACACCTTTGTGTAGTGTGAGTGGCTTGGCATACTGAGGCATATAACTCCTAGGGGAATTTCCTGATAAAAGAATAACGATTTGACGTTGCGTATAAACGAATACTTGAGTTGAGTACATAAACATATTTATCAAAATATATTGCCAGGCAACCCGATGATAAATATTTCGGTCAATACAATAACAATGATTCAAAACGAATTCTTCCAGAAACTAACTGAAAACCACCCGTTCATCACTATATGTTCATATGCCAACCAAGATTATGTTGGAATCGTACAGAATAGAGATGATATAGTCACCACAATCTATGACTATGGTGCTATAATTGACCCTATAGTTAAGGAGAAATTCTTAGAATTAGGGGATGTTTGGTGGTGGGAAAGTAACAGATTAGTCCCCATCAATCTATTCTTAAAGGAAGAATGGATTATGTTCAAGCCCTATTTAAGGACTTTTAACAATAAAAGTCTGACTGTTATACATGGTCCTACATGTAGTATAAGTGAACTACATAAACGTAGGACCAAACGCCGTAGTATTACGCTTGTAAAACGGATGTTGTAAGCAGGTTCATATGCACAACTACTAACTGTGCATAAGCTATAGCATGACTCTTTTTAAAGCTATATCCATCATTCTCTTTATCCCAGATAGTCTTTGCAACTTCTTTCCAAGACTGACCTATTAGATGTTTCTTAGCCGGACGAATCAATGCCAAGAACATTGCTAATCTAGGAATACTATCAATGGGTTCAGGCATCTTCTGAATACTTTGATAGTGATTAGATAAGTGAATCAATTTCTCAACAAATTCTCTATCTTTTAACTTAGCCCAATTAGGTTCATACATCAATTCAATCAAGTGTTGTTCATCACGTACCTGTGAGTATACGTGAACGTTCAACAAGTCTAGTTTAAAATATCCACGTTTTTCTGCATCTTCATAATGAAGTGCTGACATGTTATTGACAGGGTCATATGGAATGTCTGTTATATAAACACCAGTATTGTGTCTACGCATAGGAGTAATATTACGCATTGATGCAGGCGTATGTTTGATTAGAGATAATAATTTATCTCTATCACCAAAGTCAATGTCAATATCTGAATCAATTTTCATTACACAATGTTCCCTTTAAAAATCTAGCATCTTGTTGTAATCGTGTATGCACTATCTGATCGGAATTAAATGTGTCTGCTATGATGGACGCAAGAACTTTGTTATTTTCTAATGAAAGATGTGATGCCCTATAATCAATCCCCATTTTAAAAATGATATCAGATTGTAGTATACCATTCTTATCTAACGCTTCACCAAAACTTACATCTGCTAAACCAGTTAAACATGATCCTGTAGCGTTTGATATATCTATGTAAAAATTAATTAACTTTTTTCTTAGTTCAAGATTTACATAGTTTTGTTCAAACGGCATTAAATTAATTAATTTTATATTATTTTCTTTACACAAGTTGTTAACACTATTAAAAATATTTTGATAGGTGAATATTTGTAACTCTTCGGAGTATACTATAGGATGTGCCTTAAGTAATATATCAACATATTTTTTCATTGATTCATCTTGGTGCGATTCAAATCCCGGAGAGTTAATTGTGCCTTCGGGTCTAATAAGAGATAATCCAATAAGATGTTCAGGTAAATAACTCCATCTACTGTAATGAGAATAGGTAAATACTATTTTATCATATTTTTTATAGTGTTTTAAAAAAAGTTCATATGACCACCATATTGAAGTGGATGATTGTCCATAACACACATGGTGTTCATTTAATATTTCTGCTGTCAATCCTGTCCAGCTACGATTGTTAGGATATTTTTTAGGGTAATCAATCGTTGCAAAACTATCTCCAAATATACCTATCATCGAGGTGCTACCAATTCTGCTTTAATTAATTTAGTATACGCTTTTTGTACAACGATTGCTTGTCTTTCGGCATCTTCTACTGCTTTGTGACTTGTACTATGCCCACCGTCTTTGAGACTTACTCCTGTAATCTCGTACAATGTACGTGTATCCCTAACTGTCCAGAAAGGCCAGGGGATAGGATTAGGCTTGTCTGATGTTTGTCTCCAAGCATGTTCCATTACTACACAATCAAATGACGCACCGTTACTCCAAACAGCACGACGGTTCCAGCAAAACTTATAAAGTATCTCCATGCATTCTTTAAACGGGACTCGTCCATTGTCTCCCATTGCTTCTTCAAGTGCTTCAGGACTTTGCTCACTCCACCAACGCAATGTATCTTCATTGATACTTCTATTGTAAATTTCTGTTTGATCTTCTACAGTAGGTCTTAGTTCTAATCGTTCAACTACGCCACTACCTTTAGGATCGAATCGTACTGCACCGATAGTTAAGATAACACAGTTAGGTGTTGTATCTAAACTCTCAATGTCTATCATTATATCATTTGCCATATTATGCCTTTAATACTTTCCATATGTATTTCTTTTCTAGTATATTTTGGAACTGTTCTGCTTCATTTTTGTTTCGGAATACAACACCGCGGATCTCGTACATATCCATTAAGTATTCGGAATAACTATGATTAGGATTTTGTGCCCATGCACTAAAATCAATCCACAATGTGTCCATATCCCCACCTTGCAATAATATTCCTAATCCTACTTCAAAACATTGTACTTCTTTAAATAGTACATCTAGTAGTTTTATTCTAGTATCTACATCTCTAATATTTTTAAATGTAGGCCAGTGTACTACATGATTGCCATGTGTAGTTGAATATAATTCAAAAGGTGAGTTGTTCATTGAAATTTTAGTAAAAATATTAGGTACTTCTTTTCGTCAACAATTTCATAACCATCTGTTATGTTGCCATTGACTATGTTCATCTTTAAACCATATTTTCCTACAAGATAATCTTCAAAATCATACGCATCAAATTCTTTGTTCTGTGCCATAAATTCTATACGAACTTTCTTCAATGCTTCCCAATAGTTCCAGCGTCTTTTGCGCTGTTCTATTAATGGATCGTCATCATCATAGTCTTGTATGTGGGGTATTGTTGCCATTATTTCCACCGTAAGATGAACCACTCTGCGTCTTTACTTTTCTCAAACGCAAACTTAACACCAAAGTTCATAAACTTACCAGTGCAGTTATCGGTACACCAATCAGCAATATCTACTGCATTATATCTATCAGTAAATGGAGGCAGTTCAACTCTTGTCCAGTTTAACAAGTTAACAAGCATATCATAGTCAATTTCTTTTGCCATATCATCCGCCAACTTATCTAATAATTCATGTTCAATGTTCATTAAAAACTTAGTTTACATAGTATTACATCACGCTCATATCTAAATTTAAGTTGTATAAGCCCTCTACTGATTCTCCACCTAGCATGGCGTTCACAGTTATCTATTCTATTATACAGCCATTCCAATATATCATCGTATGTTTCGGTCATGTTCACGCTAACATGTATCTGATGTTCGTACCAACCCGGATCAGTTTCTTCCCAACCACGATTTTGGTCAAAGTTTTGAACTCGTATGTCCATTTTAATAACTATGTGAGTAAACTAAAAAAGGTTCTAACCCTTGACCGTTCAAACGAATTTCCAATCTTCGTTTGGCTATGTAAATGTAGGTTTTCCCGTATGCACTATCAATCATAGGTAATGCTACACTGCGTTTACCATCTATAGTCATTTGCAATAAAAAATCGCCATCAGTTATTGTACTAGATTCAACCTTTAGTAAACAGTAATATACTTTCCTAGTAGATTTTTCTCTGATGATACTAAGCAAGTGTAGATTGTTAGTGCCTTTTATTTTAGCATCCATTGGATCAACAAACATTTGTTTCAATGCTAGAAAATCTTTGTTCTCAAATAATTTACCAAAGCCGTCATTTTCTTGTTTATTATTTTGTAGGAAACTGGCTTCAGTTGTTTGATTATCAGTAATTATACCAATGCTAAGACCTTTAACATCTAAGTCAGCCGTCGGGGCTTTCACATCTACTACATTTTTTCCTGCACCACACCACTCCGAGTTTATTATACTATCAGCAACAGCATACTCCCAAGTTTCTTTTGCTACTTGAATATCACGTTTCTTTTTAACAAACGGTGCATAATAGGATTTCATTTCATCAGCAAACTTCTTGTTGAAGTCTTTGCCTAGAATAATATCGTGGTCAGTAATAGGTACTGGTATAAATTTTATCATCCCCACCTCAACATAAAATAACTTGCATTACTATCATCATAAAAAGTAAACACAGTATGCTTCTCTAGTTCTGGTTCCCAATTAGATCCGCTAAAGTTGTCATATATTGGTTTATGATAAGCAAAATCAAAATCTTTACCCATGAACCAACCGTGTTTTTTTAACTCACTAACTATTTCTAAAGTTTTGTTTACATCAATGTATAAGGTTATTTGTTGCACTTCAACCCCGTGCTAACTGAAACAATATAGCATCACGCTCATCCTTAAAATAGAAATCCATATAATCTACAGTAGGATCTGTAGTAAATTTATTGCCCGGTAATCCAAACTGTTCTATCGCCCAAGCACAGGTTTCATTCCAATCTATAATATCTCCCTTTTTCCAAGGTATACGAACTCTAGTACCCGCCTGCATTCAATAATTCCTTAACTTGTTTAACATTCTCAGGCTCACGATGAAACTTCAGTGCCCACTTTTCAGGGTCAATATAGTCAAACACCATTTTAACATGTCCCGGCTCTAATGATTCTACAAACTTGACACCACTCTCACTTTGAAATAACATCCAGGGACTGATTCTGCCTCTAGTAATCTCTAAACAAATTCTATTGACATTACCATATCGTAAGTAATCTCTGCTTTGAATCTTTTCAATTTCAGCTAATGCCATTGTTGTTTCAATGCTACGATGAATAGCATCTAATGGATCTTCTGTGCGAATGTATTCAAGTAGATAATTTGTATAGTTTGTGTCTGTACACCATGTGTCAATTCTGATTTGACTTTTAACTAACCAATCAGCATATCTACTAACATTCAATGCATTAATCTCTACACAGTGGTTGCCAAACTTTACGAACGCTGTATAGTATGGACTCTTAATGAATTCTTCGTTAGTCTTTGCCTTCTTACTTGCACTATTCTTTTTGTAAAATTGAACAAAGGCTTGATATGCAATACGATTACCTTGTAGGTCCTTATTCATCCATCTGCGTTTGGATTCGCACATGTGAGTGAGCAATGTAGATTCACGCAAGTACTCACCTGTGCAAAACTCACATTTGAATTTAGGCTTACCTATTGCCTCTATCTCTTTCGTACTGCTCAATTTCTTCATCTGTGACCATTTGACTTAGTGTTTCAATATCTGCTATCTTCATTTCTGGGTAGACAGTAGCCAGATAACATTTCTTTTTCTGTTCTGTTACATATGCTTTTGACACTTCAGTAATGTCATCATCACCTGCTTTAGGATAGATTTTTTTATAATACTCTTTTATATCTTTTAGTTGAGCAGGTTCTTTTAACAAACTAACCTTCTCTTTGATTTGTGGGATCCAAGGATGAAATTGTTTCCCCATACCCGGGCTACTTGCACATAACATCAACCATTGTAGTTTAGGATGTTTCTGCACATACTCATTAAAGATATATTTGTTAGCGTGATAGTCCACACTTCGTGCATAGTAACCTGCAATCTCACCTGAACCTTTGATGTAACTCATGTAACGAACTAGCATGAATGAAGTAAACTTTCGTTGTTGCTCTAAAGGCAACTTATCATAGAAAGTATAATCTTTTCTGTCTAATGCCGCAATTGCATCAAACAAAGGAAAGTCTTGCTTCTCAAGTTGTTCGTCTTTAGGTACTGATGCTTTTTTAGTTGCCATTATTTGATCTCTTTAGCTAATTGTTTATATCCAGTTGATGTAGGATGTACTTTATCAGGAGACAAGTCTTTAATACGAATAACAGTATCTTCAAACTTGTCTGCTACAATATCTACCATCTCTTGCACTTCTGGTTTGATAGCAGGCATAATCCAGTATACTCTTTTAGCATTTACATTACTACGAATAGTAAACAACTCTTTCAATGTATTAATTGATTTATAATC